AGCACTTAGAAGGAAAGACTTAAACCTGAGTTTTAAAAATTTGGCTCCCTGAGCCAAAAGTTCATTTAGCTCAGGCCGCGAGTAGCCCGTTGTTAATGTATATACATTCTCGCTTTACACCATTGTTTATACCGGAGGTGTAATCCGGGTGTATTTTGGGACGTACATGAACTTGAAAAGTGCATAATCGTCTCCAGCAGCCTCATGTACAAAAAAGACAGGGGTGGTTTCAGTAGCAAACTGTCCACCTCCCAACCTGACGTGTACATAGGGTCCCCAAGGAACGTCAACGTTGATACCATCATTCCAATATGCTCTAGCTGGAGAGACATTAAATGGAAGAAAGTAAGGAGTGTAATACTCAATCGCATTATTCATAGTGGGATTGTACGTGGCCAAGGATGTTCCTGAGATGTCTGTGACGACTTCCCAAGGCATAATTCCAGGGCCAGTAGCAGTTTGCACTACTTTCTGCGTGAGCGGAACGGTATCTGGACCGTTATACCAAACCATACCAACACTTGCAGGGGCATTCGCCGACGTGACGACTGTGTCCCTCTGTGAGGTCGTGATCTTGTACTTCATACCTCCCCGTTCACCAAGGAACCCTACTCTAAGGTAGTCAACAAAACTGAGACCACGATAAAGATGGCTTACAGCTCCTGAGCCAGTCCAAGGACCAAAGCCTGTGATCGGAGAGTATCTAGGCTTAAGGACTAAAGCGTAACTCATATCCTCATTTGTTCCTGCAGGAGTTGGAACAGTGTCAACAAAAGCGTCCTTCAACACGTGTTTGTCCATGATTTGTTTGATTGAAGTAAACTTCTCACCAAAAATCGCCATGTGACTTCCAGGTGATGGACCGTTGATGGCAACATTTTCTGCTACTTCGTCTACTTCAACTTCACTCTCTTGTGTGGATTGCAGTGTCAAGAAGGGATGTGCAAGCTCCTCAATCTCAGAGATGTATCTAGTAGTAGGAACGTACAACATGTAGTCACTTCCACCAGCTACTTCTATTTTGATGGTGACAGGGTTTCCCCCTTCACTCTTCAAAGGAATTGCTTCAAAGAAATTGAGTTGTCCCATCGAATCGCGCATTCCATCTTCATCAGTGGGTAATGCGGATACTGAGGCAAGAAAAGGAACCTCAAACTCAAGAATTCTGTTCTCACCCGATAAATCAATGAAGAAAGTACGCTGGGTCTGAGGCAAAGTGTCCGTGTCTGTAACAACTTGTTTGCCGTAACCGACAGACACCCCGAGAACTCCTCGATGAAAGGGAGATGCGACCACTTCCACACGATATTTCAAAGATCCAGACCAAAACACGAAAAGCTGCGAAATCCACGAAAGAGGAGTAAAACTCATTCCACTATACGGCGCAGCCTGATTCATAGGTGAAATCCGCATTGATGTGTTAACACCAGATTCAGGCCAAGACAAAAGGTCAACTAAACCATAGCGACCCACTATGTCCGAAATGATCATATCATTGCTAGAACCAAAACCAGCAACATCTGGAGAAACTGCTGTGGCCTGACCCGGAAAACTAGTAAGCTTTGGTTCGAAGTGTGGAGCGTCTGAGTAACTAAAGTGGTTGGCAAAGTGATTTGTCAAAACAGCACTTTGAGGAGGCCCCTCAGGAGAAGAATACCCCATCATCTTAGCTAACTTTGCTCCCATCTTCAAAGCTAAGGCTGCAGGAGTCATTACTCCTTTCAACGGTGGGATAACGTCTCCCATCGTCTCAGTCATGTCAGCAGCTTCCTCCAAAGATTGAGAAAAAGGTTCGTGTCCAAATGCAGATTGCAAGACAGTGACAGTGCCTAAATCCGTAGGTCCAGACAATTCAATGTCCTCAAGAGTAAAATACACCAAGATGTTGACATCTAGAGGTGGATCTGCTCTCGAAGATGCGAGAGGAACAACTGGAACCAGCGAAATAATGGGCATGTACTGGGACACGAAGCCATGGTTGCCTTCAGTATCTCCAGTGATGTCATGCCAGCCACTCAAAGTAGCCCAATCCAAAGGCATCTCATAAATCGCAGACCTACCAAGATCTATCAAAGTATGGGGAGCTTGCAAGGACTGGACAACGTTGAGCTGGCCGTAAGTGGGTTCAATTACCCAAGGATTACCATACAGCTCGTAATCAGCCGCCATGGAGAACTGACCGTAATTAAACGGATACGAGTTGACCATAATCTGCAGCTTGGGTTTTCCTCTCACTAGGCGAAAATACTTGAGCTTCTCAATAACTGCTGAATTCTGTAACCACACTTTCATTGGTCTAAAAGTGTAACCAACAGAACTAGGAGAGATTGATGTTTCAGTAATTTTCACTGGGCGTGACAAGAACTGTTTGAGTGACAAATCGTCACTCATACCTCCATACAAAGGTTTTGGAATGGAGATAGGTGTGCCAGTTACGAGGTTAGTCGCCCCTACTGACATGGTACTTTTAACGAGATTACCGCTCGAAGTTTGGGCAGCGCCCTTATCTACAGGTTCAGTGGCAAGAAAAACTACAAAAACAAGTCACTGCTAATGATCAAGTTTAGGGTACAATAACGTATGTACAGGCACTTTACAACGCGTAAGCAATTCAAGCCACGTGCTTAATACGCGAGGGTACGAATCACCCATCTTCAGGAAATACTTGGCGCTCTACGCCACTTATTTGTTCCCATTCGGGGTTAAGTCCGCTGTACATTTCGAACTTATTGTGTCGTCGTATGATCTCGTCATACGTTAAAACTCGATAGCTCGGAAGGTCTGAAAAACCTTGAAGGATTTCAAGAAACTTTGCAAACTCATCTTTGCCATGGAGAGCCATCTCACGTATGGCTGCATCAATGTTATCAGACAAAACGCTCTCCAGAGAATGTCCTCCTCCTTTGTAGAAACAAATTGACTTCATGATGCTGTTCTTGTCCAAGGCACCATAGACCAAACCATCTTCATGCACCACTGGTGTGCGCTTGAAGAATTCAAACTCGGACCATGGAGAGAAATCTTGAGTCGCTCCCCTTTTCTTGGAATCAGTGTAGACGTACCCATACTCCTTAAGAACACCTTCAATATGGTACAATGTGAATGAGGGATTCTTGGTAGCACAGGCACTATCATCACCACCTGTATCCAAAAGGTTGAGATGCTTGAAACGTGGGGCGCTTTTCAAATTTGTGTACAGGGAGTAATGTGCTACTCGGTACAGTACAGAACATGTGATGCAGTTGATCCAGTAAGTGACTAACTTTCCTGAATCAAGTCCAATCATGGAAACCGCATAATCTCCTCTGCAATTGACGATTGAGTAAGCAGCAGTCATCACCATGGTATACACCATCTTTCGTGCAAAAAGAGTGTATGCCGTCCTTTCCACTAGGTAGTCCAGGCCTCTCGCGATCTTTTCGAGAATTGTGGCTTTCAGCGACGAATCCATTCCACTGAAATCACCCAGCAAAATGTGGGGCCCAAAATCCTTCAATCGATGATACATCGCTCGAAACTGAGGCGAGGTAGCATTGAAGTGACCACGCATCTCCCACGCTTCCAGATCCGCGTACATTGCTTCAACAATTGGTAGTAAAAACATGCGCGACAGCAAAAGATGTTCAAGTTCAGTAACCATGAAAATTCGGTACTTTGCCTTGTCATTCTTCTCTGGTTTGATTACTTCATCTTTGAGAGACCACTTGGACGGAAAAACGGGAAAGTTTCCCTTGTAGATCGCAATCATGATAGATTGAATTCTTCCTTTGAGATCTGGATCAATTCCATCCTTGCCCATGAGATCTCTCCTAGTCAAAGGATTTGTACCAGAAGAGGTGTTCCAGGCAATCGCTCGATATGCAGTTTCTGGGATTCCAAAAACAGCATCTTCCAACGACAACGGTTTGAGATTGACAGGCAAAATCCCTGAAGTGAAGTAGTCTTTTATTGCCGTATCAAGCACTTCGACGTTGACCTTCTTCAAAGGTCTGTTCATTGAATCAAACTTGTGCTTGTACGTGTCATACCATTCACCTCCACACTCTTTCGTCATCTTTTGCAAGTCAGGAATGACGAAATTTGGATTGAGAGCAGCATGAAGCCCTTGATGTGCTACTACAATCTTCGAGCCACCTTGTGAAAATCCAGTCTCTTTTCCATTGGTACCCAAGACATGAATGCCAATGTCACCCTTAATGAAGCGCAACTTCGATTTGCTGTGAAGTTTTTCAGCTTCAAACTCTTGAGCACCAAAGATGGGTAAGACAGCTTGAAAGGTAGCGAGGTACTGATTAGCTTTGTAATCAATCTCAGTGCGGGTCAGGAATTCAAAGGCCCCAAATCCTTTTCCATTTTGGACGTGTAAAGCCAAATGGATTCCGACTATCACACACTCGCCTCTGGTGTTCTCAGCCTTCCAACAATTGCCACAGTCGCCATTTTGGGTCCAATTTCCCTCAAAAGCTCCTCTGAGAGCTTTTGTGTCTCTGTTCTCGAAAGTCATAATGACCTTGTTGGTATTCACAATTTTCACACGGTTGTCAGCATCGCGATCAAGGGTCAAAGTCAAATTCTTTCCTGGGTATTGGGAATCGTTCCAAAAAGAAGCGATAGGGAAAGCGTTGACGATCACGGGAATCTGCATCAAAGCAGTATCAGAACTAGGTACTACCCGCACAAGCGTGTCAGTGTTCGCTAGAATCTTTTGATTGTTCCACATGAAGTACGATGCTCGCTTTCCATAGTGGTACCCAAGAATGACAACGTTGGAACTCCAGAAGTGAGCATAAGCAAGAAATTTGTCCTTCTTGTCAAATACTTCCAAACGCCCCGTGAGTAACTTCTTTGTGAGACAAGCCTTGTCCCGATGTTTCTCGGAAAAAACTGCCCCAGGAGCCGACAAGTGCTCCCAATGCTGTGCAGGAGGATGTTCCAAATCTGCCGGATCAACGAAGTCAATCAACTTGCCAACGTCACTGTCAATCTTGTAGTCTGCAGTACGTGCTTGGTTTTCAGAAACGGATTCGTCAACGTGGATAAGTCCACCCTCGTCGACATCTTCATCGTCATCGTCAACATCTGTGAACTTGATCACTTGTCTAGAACGAATGACAATTGACACCAACGTGTACCCAATGTAGAGTACCAGTGAAAACTTTGCCATGAAAAAGGCGTAGTGTTTACAAAACTCTACGAGGGTTTCTAATCGCGTAGTCAACTGCCTGGATTGCTTTGTTACGAGCCTTTCAGTGGCCCGATCAGCAACTTCGTCCAAAGTCCTTGTGATGAAACCGGGACGCTTAGGGCTTCTAAGCGGGGTTTTTGGTCTTTTCATGCATGAATTTCCCTGAACAAATGCATCATTGTCTGAGATGTCAATCACTTCGCGCAAAGCATCCGCCATACTGTCAATATGGGTGATCTTTGCAGCAACCTCTTCCGGAGAAACTCCAGAGTCGCCATGCTCAATGATGGTCGCCATCCAGTCAGGAAGGTCCGCTGTCAAACTTTTCGGCAATTCGAACAGTGTTTCTACACCATCCAAAGGGTCATCTTCAACTTCAGGTTCGATTGTATCGACAGACGGTTCCCAGTTGCACAAGGAGCAACACTTCTTTTTGTGAAGTGAAACTTTCTTCCCTATGTTACATTCAGGACCGTCATTGTGACCTCGAAGTGCTACATGCGCCTTGTAAGTCTTGATCAACCAATCAAGGATCGTGGATCTCCCAATGACTGTGCGAACTTCGGAGGACTTACTTTTGAGAAAGAAATTACCTCGCGATTCAGAAGTGCGATGAATGACGAACACCATCTCGTCTTCAAGTTCTGGATATCTTCGGGACAAATGATCAAAACCTTCATGGGGTTCTGGTTTCACATGATCTGGGTACTTGACTTCTATGGCGTACGGAAAACGACGCAAAAGTCTGGACTGATCTGGATTGTAGGCCCCAAATTCCAACACATCTGAATTGGAAGTGAAGGTGACAGCTCTTGGCGAGATAAATGATTCTTCCTTATCCTCAAGGGACGCCTTATTCACGTGAAAAGACATCTTGTCAACCATTTTTGCCATCAAGGCTGAAATGTCCACTGTGTCATTCTTCGAATAACCAGCACGGGTCAGATCTCCAAGATCCACCACCATGGGGTCTTGCATACCGTCTTGGTGATTTGCTGACACGTCATAACAGTACAGTTCTGAAGCAGAATACTCGACGTCTGGTCTCTCAATCTGGTGAATAGAACGCGTGAGGGAATGGATCAGAGTTGACTTTCCAGTACCTGGAACCCCAAAGAAGGAAATTCCAAAGGGTGTCATGCGATCTTCACCAGCATTGATTTTCGATCTCAGAGAGCTGATTCGATTCTTAACTGCCAACTTGCACGAAAAGTACGTGGAATCAGGTCGCACTTGGGACTTTTCAATGGCTAACTCAGTAGCCTGAAGTCGTTCATAGTCAGCAAGTAACTCTTTGGCAGGTACAAAATTTTTCCCATACTTCACGATGTTTGGACCCCTTTCATCCAAAACGGCCGCCTGAGCAATGTATTTTGCATACCCAGGGGCACACCACAAATCTCTGGGATCTTTGGAATCAGCAAAAGCTTTGACTCGAACGGCACTCTTTTCAAAAATGTCTTGGAGAAGTTTGAAAAGTTCTCCAACTTCGTACGTTTTGCGAGCCGTTTTGAGAAGAAACTTGATGTTGTTCCAATCATGAACTTCGCACAGAGAAGTAGAAGTCTTAAAAACAGCCAAGACCAAATGCAAAATTGGAAAACTTTCTCCCAAAGCGGAATACTTCTCATCTTTTGAAGGAGGGCCCTGTAAAATAACTTCACCATCATTTGGATCAAAGTCTGGTTCCTCCTCCTTCTCTTCTAGAAACTTGCTAGCTTCAGAGAACAAATCTTTCCGTCCTTTCCGAATTGGTTTGTCATAATTCTTGACAGCATCTTCGAAGATGAATTTTCGTCGTTCATCTTTCTTCTTATCCCCCGATGAGGCATTGGAAAAGCCGGTCTTGAAGTTGAAAACCTCCGGAGACCAATCCGGATGCTCGTCGTATGCTTCTGAAGCTCTTCCAAGAAGAAACAGGAAGTCACGCAAGACCTTCTTTGGGTTGAGAGCAAGTCTCTTGAGCGTTCGAATCCAGAGGATACAAAAGAGTGCTTTGTTTGAATGAAAGACTTCGCGAAACGTCAGGATTTCGACGATCAAGTCAAACATCATGTCCAGCCCTGTTGCTGAAAAAAGTCGGCTAGCATGCTTGCTCAAACCAGCATACTTCCCGAAGAAACGGTGTCCTCGATCGGACTTGCCTTGAAATCGGATCTCATCCGCTGAAAGTTTTCGAACTTCACGCACCAAATTTTTCACACGAGGACTACTTGCGTCTTCCTTCAGCCAGATCGAACAGGCTTTTCGGAAAATCTTAAACTGAGAATTGGAAAACTCATGTTTGAGATCAAGAGGACGAGAAGCCCCGAAAACGACTCGGACCATGAAAGCATATGGATCTGAAACCGTGATTCCAGCGTCACGCAACCACTCGAGACACAAATCACTAGAAATCCCGTTTCCAACGGGAACTCTAGCAACAGCCTCTTGAACATAGAGTGCGTTTGAGAGTTTTTGTCCAGTACGAAAAGCCACAACGTCTTCCTTTCTAGAACGCAGCCTACACAGTCTAGCGTTTTTGCCAACACCGGACAGAACATAATTCTGTCCACTGCTGGTGTGCACGATCAATTCTTGCTTGCCCAACACATGGCTCGTTGACTTTCTGGCGATCACCAAAGAGTCACGGAAAATGGCATCTTGGTTAATCGTGCGCTGCGTTTCAGACTCCGAAGAGTAGACGCTTGAATCACTGCTCAATGAAATGTTTTCATTTTCGTTCACTTGAATGTCATTGTTTACGGCAAGAGGACCTAGCTTGTTGAGATTCTTTTGGTTGTCTGTCATGGTGCAGTAAAGCGAAAACATCTCGAGGGTTTGCCGTAGTCAATATAGGGCCGCTGCACACCCTGACCTGTTGATTCCTCCCGTTAATAAAGACTCGCGTCAACGAAAATCTTCCGGGAAGCATATCGAAGGAGCCGGCCGCTCCTCCGCTAGGTTGTAAGGTCCTAGAACTTTGGCCAGCATATGAACAATATGTTATTGAACTGAAACACGCGATGCCGAACAGACACTTCACAGCAAGTTGCTTCACACGCTTAATGGCCCACATAATTTGAAGTTTATTCTCATTACGGAGTGTTTTTGTTTTTATAATTTCTTAGTTTATCCTCATAACCGGAGTTTTATAAATTTTTTCTTTGGCAGTTTATCCTCTTGAAGGAGTTAAGACGTCAATAAGAAAAACACTACTAATCGCTATACTTGCGGAAGTAATAAATAAATAGTTACTAAACGCTATACTTGCGGAAGTAATAATAGAAGGGGTTTTTGGGTGGGTCCTCAAATGAGGACCCGAAGAGAGCTTGATGACTGTAAGAAAACCATAGACACAGTCACTCTCTTCTGAAAAATTTCGCAGAAAAGGGGCATGCCTCCACATGCACACTAATCTACTACCTACGAAATCAACTGATTCCATAGGGTAAATTCACACCGGATTTGCTAAATCCGGTG